TTAAAGTTGCATTCTTTTTTTTATCCATTAGCTGAGCCCAATCATAACAAATATCTAAAGTGTATTCAACAGGGGCATCATCGTCGTAGGACAAGTCTCCCCAATTTATTGATTTTATTTGCGGATTGTGTAAAACCCATTCTTCAACAACATATCCTTCTGGGTCTAGTTGATAGATACGAACCGATTGTTTATTGGATTTTAATCCAACACCGGCTGCACCAAAATCACCATCACCTGTTAGACCTCCACCAAAAGCATTAGCAATTGTCGAAGCTTTTTCGGGCGTTGTTAGATCTCTTGGTGTGCCGGTTAAAGCAATTCTTTTTTCATCTACTTCTGTTGGAAAGTTATAGCCTGTGTGTTTCAACATTCTCCACAAAAGAACAGAAGTATCTAAAGCATAAGACAGGGCAGGATCAATAAGTCTTCCATCGTTACCCATGAACACATCATCCGAAGTTCCACCCATATCAACCATTGAAATCTTTATATCATTCCACTTGACAATTCCGGGATACTTAAAGATGTGGTTTATTAGCTGATACTCTTTTATCTCGACATTAGCCGAAGGTTTAGAACAAGATTTAACATTAGGCAAAAAGAAGCCACTGGAAATCTCAACTATGAAGCGAGATTTCTGTTTTATTTGTATTGCTTTTCCTGATTGCTCTGTCCACCATGTCATAAATTATCCGTTAACTAAATTGTCCTTGACCTTTGTTAGCATTAAAATAAGGCAGCGCACCATCAACTAAACCAGTGGCACAAGTTGCCCAGTCATAACGAATACCAATGTCAATTGTTGTTAGATCATCGTTTTCATAATCAAGATCCGAGAAAGAAATCTTTTTAATGAATGGGTTTTTAAGTTCCCATTTTTCAATTGTTACACCGTCAGAATTAATTTGTTCTATGCTAAAGGCACCTAAAGACAATACAGACTTCTGCTTTCCTTGAGTTATTAATCTATCCTTAGCAGGAATAACAAACCCAGAATTTTGAACTATATTATAAAGTATACCAGAAGCATTTGGAGTAACAGGATCAACAAGAGTTAAAGTAATTTCTTGCCATTCTGTCTTTCCGGGCCAATAAAATGTATGTCCCATGAAAACGTGCTTTGATTCTGCTGTAGTAAAGTTAGGCTTTTGAACCTTCTTTGCATACCACACCAATTGATCATCAGCTTCTTCAGAGGCTTTCTTTGCATTCGCATCAGCAAAACCTCCAATACTTACCTTAAATCTAAAATTTCTTTTGGGATCCTCAGCGTTCCCTCCATCAGTCCAAAATGACATAATTAAAATCTCCTGTTTTATAATTAATTAGAATTCTATACAAAATCTGCACCTGTTTTTGTTATAACAAAGTCGATTGCGATGTATTCAATTGCACGAGCTGGTTTTAGATAAACCTTAGCGTACATAATGTTTCGATCAATAAGATCTGGTGTTGTTGTTGTTTCATCTAAAACAAGTCTGTAATCTGTCAAACCAAAACGGTTCTTAACAGAAGATAGAATTGGTTCCGCTCTTCCTTTAAAGTCATCCCAAGTAGCTGGAACATTGTTTTGGAAAAGTGTGTTCTTTGCAACTTCTGAAATTTCTTTCTTTAGATAGATCATTAAGCGTCTAACGTTAATACGATCTAAAGCTGAATTTGCTTGTTGTAGTGTTTTTTGTCCAAAGATTACCAACCCTTCGTTAGGGAAAGAAGCTATTGGATTAATGTTCACCTTATATAGTTCATCACGGTCTTTAGAATCAAGTTTCTGACGCGCTTGAACAACAATTGGTCCTGACCTACCACCAAGTGAATCAAGGCCACCTCTGTTGAATCCTGCGGGCGCAAACCACAATTCTGAAGAAGAGTCGGTTTTAGCCATTGCACCAAGTGCAGCTATTGAAGGTGGAGCCCATACAAGCTCACCATTTCCTAAAGTATTTTTGATTTGTACCCAAGGATAAAAAGCAGCAGCATAAGACGAGTTTAGTTGTCTGGCTTTTAATTGTGTAACTGCTGTTGAAACTTTACCTCTAACAGCATCAGTATTCTCACTGTCTCCTGTTACTCTTTCAGCTTTTGGCTTATAGTCTCCATCTGATAAGTCTATAATAGCAAGACAGTCTTTTCTAGAATCAGCAACAGAAACCAATCTTTCTGTAATATGTGAATCCGTAAAACCAGGAGCTAATAGTAAGTTTGCTGGTACTTGTTCTTCATCAGATACCGATTCCATAGCAATTGACAAAGAGTTTTGCATATAACTTCCAGCATCATTATCTGTGTCGTTGGTTAATCCTCGACGGAATGGTTCAATTTCTGTAATGTCTAAGCCATCAAATCCGCCATACAATGGCATACACCAGCTGCTAACACCTAAAGAAAGTAGAGATTCTACATCTTTTCCAGCTGTTGAAGTATAAGAAGTGTCTCCTTTTCTAGAATCCTTGGTGTAAGTTACTATATTTGTAGATTCAGTAATTACCAAGTTGTCCAAAGAGAAAACAAATGAATGCTCAAAATCACCAGTAGGACTAAAGTTGTTGCCTTTATAGGTAGCTGGTAGAGATCTTAGATAATCGCAATAATCATTGTCGTAAAGATTAGATTTTGAATCGATCTTTGGTCTAATACCATACATAGCTTTATAAGGATTTGCAGCAAAACCATCAGTACCTGAATTTCTTATAGGTATTTCAGGAAACTTAAAATTAATTGATAAGTCTGTTAAACTATGTTCAATAAACTCACCTGAAATATCTGATCTTGTTTTCTTAACAAATGCACCAGCAAAATCACTACCATCTAAGCTTTTTGGACTATCATCACTCCCTAGAATAGAGAACGACTTTGGTCTTGCAGGACCTAAGAAGCCAAATGGTAAGGCCGCTTTTTGTTCTGGTAGAGAATCAGCCATAATGATTCTAATATAAGAAGATACATTAACATAGTCACCATAAGCTTTCCATCTTTTTTCTGTATAATCCCACTCTTGGTACATATCTCCAATTCTTCTCGCAACATAGTTTTGAGAATTTGGATCCATATTACATCCACTAAATCTTTCAATTGTGCTTCCATTTTTTACATTTTTAACAACAACATCAAAAGAAGAATATGCATAAACATCTGGGTTTGGTGGAAGTGTGAGTGCTTCAAAAGCAATCATAATTTCTTTTTGAAGACTTTCTCCCTCGTGTAAACAAGCAAGTCTAAACATCTTGTTAGCAGAAGTTTCGGCATAATCTGTTGCTGTTCCAAAATCTTGTGAAATGACCCAACCAGATTCAGCAGCTTGAGCTGACTCTCTTCTATAACCCCAGTTACCAACTTGGGTTGCTTCATCATTCTTGTGTAGAGGTAGCAAGACACCGTAAACATTAGTAGATGTTTTTGTTGTAACAATATCGTTTGCAAATCTTGTGAAAGACTCACCTAACCAGTAAGTTTTACTATAATCAGATTTTGTTATATTACTGTTTACTAAAGTTGGATTTGTGGAAAATTTCTTTCTAATATAATTTCCTGAAGTTCTAGAAAAGTTAAAAGAAACAGTTTCCAAAGTAGTTCCAGATGCATTTTTAGCAACAAGTTTAAAACCAATGTGATCTCCACTAGATTCAACCAAAAGAGATTCACCAGTGTCATCAGAAGATGTTCCTGCTCTATTTCCATTTAATTCCAATCTTCCACTGTTGCAATAAAACACAGCAGCAAGACCACCAGTTCCTGTGGCTGCCCCAGCAACAGCAATAGTTGCTGTTGACACTGCTATTTTGTGAGGAGCAGATGTTGTCAAAGAAACAGTAGCAGAAGTGCTTTCGTTGTAAATTGTAACTACTGCTGCATCTACATCAGCAGATATATTAGTAAGTGTTCCATCAGATAATTTTGTTTGAAGAACATTAAAGAACTTTAAAGCCACAGCAGTGTCGGTTGTATCAGAAGATGAGTCATAGTCTACTTGAACTGAACCAGCACCAAGAGAGATGGAACCACCTTGAGCGTCTTTCATATGAAAAGTTGTACCAGCGATGGCAAAAGTTGTATCGTGATATTGATTCTCAGCTCCTCCAATAACAAAAGTAACTGTTCCGTTTGTTGTATCTCCAACGAGTGATTTATCAACAACAAACAAACCATAAGCTGTTGAGTTGTTACCGATTGTATCAGAAGGAGTTGCACCAGCAGAGCCGCTAACTTGCCAACCTGCTTTTCCGCCTTCTCCACTGACTGTTTCGTGTTGTTTTCCTAAAAGCCTTACCATTGTCACAGGTGAAGTTCCACCAGCTAACCACGCTTGTGCTGCAAAGGAAGCGTATGATGGAGCTGCTGCTCCTGCACCGTCTCTCCAAAGATCTCCACTTGGGGCATCTCCCCCAGGGTTTGGTGCACCAAAAACGGTAATGTAATCTTCTAATGATCTAATCTTTATAGGCTTTAAAGCAGGCCCCTTTTCTGTTCTTCCAATAATAATCGGACCTTCTGCGTCCGCATCAGATGGCAAAATAGATTGATCAACTTCGGTAATTTCTATACCGGGTGAGATAAAATCGAATTTTCTAGGCATTTAAGTTCTCCTTGTTTAAATATTATTCTCTATAAATAGTTCGTAGATTAGCTAACCACTAAATCGAACGATATTTATTATCTTTCTTTTTCCACGGAATTTCATCATCAGCGATGGCTCTTTCCCTAGAAATTTTAACCTCAACAACGTTTTCTTTTGTTGTGATTTCTGGTTTAGGGTCATTAATTCCATCGCCATTTATATATCCCAAAACTTTTATTGTGATTTTTGTTGTAAAAGATCTCTCTTCTTCACCTAAATTAGATGAGTTGTTGGTCTGTGCAAACGACTGATCAATGAAGGCTTCATACCTGTGATTATTGTTTGTAAACACAAAATGATTTAGTTGACCAGTTTTAGATATAAATGGTTGTAACAGGTCGTTCATTTGTTGTTGATATTCGGTTCTTAAAACGATTGAGTAGCTTATTGAAATATAAACCGGCAAAGGTACATAATAAGATTGTTTTACAATTTTTTTCTTTGAAATGGTTTTGAACTTATCATCAGGGTAAGATTGTTGCCCTCTTGTTAGATCTCTACCTTTTCTAATTGAATACGGAACAGTTTTTTGTTGTAAGATTTTTTCTTTATAATAGAAAGGTCTGTCTTTGTATGCACCAATACCATCTTTTTTAACAGGAATATCAGCTTGCACAGCTCCTTTGAAAGACTTGTCTTTTGACACCTCGGTTCTTTCAATACTAATCAAAGGAAGTTTGATTTTTCCGACTGAGTCTCTAAAAGTTCTGTCGTTTTTAATCTGATAGCTTCTTTCAGCAGACAACCATAAGACAGGTACTTTCACCAAGCCTTTATTGGTCTTTGTATGCAAGTCAAAGTCTTTGTTTATAAAATCATAAAACCCTGTATCGATGGTTTCTAATGTTGAAAGTTCTATTTTTTCTGACATGGTTTACTCCGCATTAAATAGTCCATCTCTGGCTCTTATACAATCTGCAACAATTTCAAATTTATGTTCAATTTGTCCAAATAGTTGTTTTGGTTCGTTAGTTTTAACAATTTCGTAGAAAATAGAACCATATTTGATAAAATCACCTTCTCTGACAAAAAGATTCTGGTCTTCTGTTAACCTTCTCTTATGAAACATTACTTTAGCTGTTGTTTTCTTGTCAAGCGTCACTCCTTCCATAAAACTTGTTTCAACTCCACCATATTCTACTCTTGCATACACTCGCACAGGCGGAAGAAATGTTTTTTCCACTGCTTCTCCGTAAATTGGATGAAAATCTGTGTGTTCAATGTCAATTGGAAAATATATTACCTGTTGTCCGACAACTCTTTCGATAATCTCATCATTAACTTGCTTTACAAGATTACGCTCCTTCTCTCCAAGAAATAATGGAGGTGGTGGAGCATCAAGTTTTGACCATTTATCATCTGACATTCATTTATCCTACAAATATTCCAAGAGGGGCATTTTTAATTATGGCATTTTGATTATCAACCATACCTTTATCCGTCTCGATTAGTTTACTATATGTAATTTCATCAAGAATCTTGTTCAACTCTTCCCTTAGAGCAGCTTGTTCTTCTTTCGCTTGTCCCAAAAGATCAGACGCGTTTAGACTTACATCTCCTCCAGGTATTGGAATGCTTCCTCCAAACTTTCCTCTGATTTGTCCAAGGGTCTCCTTTGAAAGAGCCAAAGAGAACTTTCTTATCCACTGTTTTCCCATTGAATTTATACTTTCGTAAGCAATGTTTTCAAATGGAAGATTGTTCATATTGTTAACCCCATTCTGCCCTGATTCAACATTATCTGTAAATGGAGAGTTCGTCTCAATTGTAAATCTAAACCAAAATTCCTCAGGTGAAACGGAACTAGGAATAGGATAGATGCGTAGATTGTTATCAATGATCTCATAAGAATAATGAGACGTTCTTGTATAGAGATGATCTTCATAAGAAACAGCTTGCATTTTATTTTGCCAAGCTGGAATAACTTGAAAAGAAGAATCATCGGCATATTGTCCATAGTTATGAAAATTACCTACAACATTCAGTCCACCATAATATCCATAAAATCTCCACATTTGTTGAGGAGAGATATAAAACATTTTTCTTATTTTAATTCTTTTTGAGCCAACAATACTAGTAAAATCTGAGTTTGCTTCGACAACGGCTTGTAGATCATAATCTTGAACACCAGCAACGGTTGTTATTGAAGCACTGTAAATCGGCTCCGTTCCTCCTATACCGGCTTCTGTTGCGAACTTATCTCCCATTTTGAAAGCATAGTCAAATGTGAACTTAGGATATTTAAGAGCAACACCATCCCCTGATGTCACATCTCCTTTGTGGTCAAAAGATGCTGTTGGAGAGCCAAGAGCACTACCTAGAGCATTTTTAGATTGATGCAGGTTGACTTGGTATGAATATTCAAGAACAGCTTCTTCGTAGTGATTGTAAACGTTTTTAGCAGTAAGTTCAATATCTAAAACATCTCCGCCAAGTCTTTTATAAGTAAAAGCTACTTGAGACATGGCTCCTGTAACAAATGCTGCACTTGTGTAGCTTCCAATCGCTAGAGACCCAGTAATCTCAGCTGCTGAGTCTGATGAAGTTACTGGCAATATAATTGCCGATGTTGTTGCTGTTGGTGTTAAAGTGGGTAAAGA